TCTCCTCTGATATAGGTACCACAACCAATCAGTACGGATCAGCAACAACTTCATCTAGTGGTACAGGTTCATCTAGCGGAAATTCAGGAGGTTACTAACAATGACAACTTACAGACAATTTATAGAAGAAGCAAAGAAAGTTAAAGTTAAACTTAAAGATCCATCAAAGATCAAAGTTAAAGTAACTGATATCGGACCTGGTGGTAAAGAATATGTAAGAAAGAATGAGATAGATGAAGGTAAGAAAGGTCTCTGGGATAACATCCATGCTAAGAGAAAACGAGGAGAGAAACCTGCAAAGAAAGGTGATAAGGACTATCCAGAGACATTAAATGTTGAAGGTGCTGCATGGCAACGTAAAGAAGGTAAGAATAAAGAGGGTGGATTAAATGAGAAGGGTAGGAAATCTTACGAAAGAGAGAATCCTGGATCTGACTTAAAAGCACCTCAACCAGAAGGCGGTCCTCGTAAAAGATCTTTCTGTGCTCGTATGGGTGGTGTTAAAGGACCAATGAAGAAAGATGGTAAACCAACTCGTAAGGCACTAGCACTTAGAAAATGGAAATGTTAAAAAACCCCTAGAGACAAAAAAATACCCCCGATTTTTTCGGGGGTTTTTCTTGTTCGAAAATCGAAATAATATACGAGTTAACGATGACAAGGACGATATTTTAAATGATCACGTGTCTCATAATATCCTGGACTCCATACGTTACTATTAGGAAAATAGCGACCTGGTATCCAAGTTTTTGTTGTAATAATATACTCACACTTTGGTCTTCTTGGTCTTGGGTGGTAATGACCATGACCATGATCATACCTCCAATCTCTCCAATGTCCACCACCATGATCATGACCGTGATGATAAGATTCTACAAACGGCTCCCAGAATTCATTCCAAGTTAATGCTTCTGCTTTAACTGGTGTGATAACACCAGCGAGTAGAAGTGGGAGCAGTAGTAGTTTCTTCATTTAGTCTTCGTTAGCTAGAGCAGCGAAGTAAGATAAATCTGGAGATTCACCTGACTCCTCTATTTCTTCTACTTTAGCACCAAACCCTGACTTTGTGGGTGCAGGAGGGTCCGCTTTGACAACTGGACTAGTAAGAGGTGCTAGTTGCTCATCTTCCTCGTTAGTCCTTACAACAGGTCTTGATGACTTGTTAAGAACTACATTCAGACGTGCTGATAACTCCTCATAAGACTTGAAGTTTTTAAGATCAGTAAACTCACTAAGAGAATGCTGAGACTTCCAGACTGCTTCAAGAGCATCATCTTCCAATCCACCTAACACTGAGGGAGCATCAAACTCACTCTTGTCATAATTCCAGTATCCACCAATGGTCTGGATCTTGATCTTAAAGTTAGCACCCTTCCATAGATCGAAAGGATTGATTGGAGTTTCATCTTCAAACTGTGGTTGCATCGCTGATGCAATCTTGTCATGAATCTTCTTACCATACTTATATAAGAATACTTTACCTTCATTTTCTGGATGAAGTTGATCCTTAACAACGTAGATGTTACTATAGTAAGAAAGCTTACGCTTCTGCTTACGTGCAGTATCTTTATCTGCGTCTAGTCCACTATTCCATAGTGTCCTATTCAATTCTCCAACAGGGTCTTTCTGGTTAATTGTGGTAAGAGAATTCTCTATATACCAACCTCCAGTGCCTTGGAATGCATGACTCCATACCTGTGCCCAAGGAAGATCTTCTCCATCTGGCTCTGGTAGGAAACGAATAACGGCATAACCGTTACCACTCTTATCTACCTCTGGTTTCCAGAGTCTTTCGTCTGGACCCCTTCCCTGAGGTTTGGAAAGGTTTTCTATCTCTTTCGTAAGTTGTGCAAACTTGCCTGACTTACTCTTTAGACTTGCAAATGACATTCGTATTTGTCTCCGAATTTGTATTGTGTTATATTGCTACTGGATTATAGTAGCATAGTTATTTAGGCTTGTCAACACCGTCTTCTTTGATTTCCTTTCTCCAGTACCTCAACTTATCTTCCATCTGATCTAGTACCATAGTGAGATTCATACCACCACTATACTCAGTGGACATCATCTCTATTCTTTTCCTAATTTCTTTTGCTGAGTCAGCATCCTGCAACTCATTAGATGCAAGTTGTAACCGTGCATAGAATACTTTCTGCTTAGATACTAACTCTAGAGTCTTCTCAATATGCTCTAGTCTTTCCTGTGGATTAAATTCTTTTAGTCCAGCAGACATCTTTAAGAGCTCAGTATAACACTCTTGAATGTCCTCTAGTTCTTTTTGCACTACTTCAGAAGTGAAGAAATCGTCAGTCATAAGTTTAAAATGGCTTTACTTGTACGTTTAATGTAATTAAGTTGTTGTGCGTCCCATTTGATCTTATCCTTTAATGGTTTGGAGATTAGTTTACCTACTGTCTCCACCTCTATCTCAAACTCTTCACACACTGAGGCTACTCCCTCGATATAATTTATAAGACCTTGACTGTCTTTAACTCTTTCCTCAACTAAGGATGTAAACTTACCTTGTGTCATAAATTTTTCTTCTATTTCTTTCATGAAACCGCCTTTTCGTTATGATACTGTCTTATCCATTCAATAAGTGTATCGATGTAAGTATCTTTATCATACCTTTGCTCAACTTGCATGCTACCATCTTCAGCAACGGATAATGTTACAAGTTTATCTACTTCAATACCTGTCAACTCATAATACATGTAAGCATATGCTGCTTCTTGTACAAAGAATTTCTCTAGGTGCTGCACCTTCTTAAGATTCTTGGTTGTCTTGAAGTCAATTATAGCAAGCTCATTATCAAACTCAGCAATGCAATCGACCCTGCCAGCAACACCCAGAGTCCTGCTATAAAGAGGGGCTTCAATAGCGTGAATGTTACCAATACGATCAAGAGTCTCACGAGCAGACCTAAAAAGGTATGTGGGAAGACCCTTGCTCTCCTTAGTTTCCTCCAATTCATTTTTCAAATACTTCTCCACTAGGTTATGAAACTGAGTGCCTCTCCATGCTGATGCACGTCTGACCTTCTCTGCTTCAGCAAATCCAACTCGCTTCTGCCAAGCTAGTATACCATGCTTACTCTGATTGCCAACCACTGTTGTGATACTTGGCATCCACTGATCATCTATCTTATAGAATCGACCACTCTCTAAAGTCCTACTTGTTAACTCTTTTATGGGAGCTGCAGGACCAACATAATTAAACATTAATCAAATCCTAATTCGTGTTTGCTGATGAGGTATTCTCTTATGAATCCAGACCTCACGATATCATTGATACCGAACTCAACACAAGTAAATGATTCCATAGCTTGTGTGATCTTCATAAAGTCTAGCACACCAGTCTTTTCATGAGACTTAACTAAGTCAGACTGTGTATAATCTCCAGAGAATATGATTCTACTATCCTGACCAACACGAGTAGTGATTGAATCCAACTCATGAAAGTTTAGGTTAGAGAACTCATCTACTATTATAATCGCCCTGTCAAGTGTTACTCCACGTAAGAATGATGTAGACCAGAAATCTATAGATCCCTGACCTCTTAGGTTGTCATATAATATCCTGAATGCTCCTTCATCAGGCATGTTAAACATGTATCGTACCATATTTCTGTATGGTGTTTGATATAAGTCAGACTTATCTTCTGCATCACCTGGTAAGAATCCTATCTCTCTTGTAGGGACTAGAGATCTGACCATGTATACCTTATTGTAAGGTGTCTGGGGATCTAATACTGCTTGTAGTGCTAGGTAGAGACTAATATATGTCTTACCAGTACCAGCAGCACCATGTAATACTAAATTCTTTCCTTCAGCGAACGCATTAAAAACATCCTCTTGACTAGGAGTCAGAGGTTCAATAGTCCTGAGATGATCAAGATTTATTGGTGGTTTTCTTTTCATTGTCCTTGACACGGTACCGTTGCCGTTACCATTACCATTCTTCTTTTTCTTTACTGGCATAATTAAGTAAACCTTGACAGGTTAGCACGTGGATGGTGATCTTGAATCTTACTCATTACTTCTTTGAATCCGTCCGATTGTTTCGGATCTCCGTATGTAACTCCACCAGTCCCTTCAGACCAGTCTTTATCCCAATCGGGATTGTCCTTTCGCCACTTATCATAAGAAGCCATGGACATGGAGAGTTCTTGTTTCTCTCCTGTGGATTTATTTATAACAGGGTATGTTGGCATTAGTCTATTCGTAAACAAGGTTGTGTGTCTTCCCATCCGTCATTGTAACCACAATCACAATCATCAACGTCAGGACACCAGTCAAGTGCCTTAGAGATGATTGGGAAGTTGCATATAAAATGGTCACGGCATAGATTTGCCACGTCCATATGCTCCTTCTGGGTGCCATTGGCAGTGCGTAGTTGTATGTAGTGCATCCATGACCTAGCACTACCAGTCATGTATATCTTAGTGGGTGTTGCTAACGGGAGAACAAATCTCGCACACTCCTTCGCAATACCCTTAGATAAGAGGTCACGGTATAAGTCCATCCCCTCCTCAAAGTATTGTGCGATTCGGCCTTGTAAAAATGCCCTCTCCGTTTCTTCGATGTCATCTATACTATTCTGTCTATTCTTGGTGTCTTGTCTCCTTAGATCAGGCACCTCTGGTTTCTCAAGAAGTGTAGCGTCAGCATATCTCTGACTAAACTCTTGGAAGGTGAATGACCTATGCCTGAGTATCTGTGCAGCAATACCACGTGTCGCATTAATCTCCAACGTCATGTGTGCTTGCTCAAAGATAGACCAGTGTCCATGCTCGATACAATACTTCAATAAACCAGCAACCTTTGGGTTGTCTTGGTTGTTTGGATTGGATACTCTTGCAACATATCCTATAGTTTTTTCTGCGTCAGGTGTGACGCTCACTAAGCATACTTTAGTCATTCCAGTGTCTGATTACTCCGCTAATAATAAAACTGTTAGTGATGAGATAAGAAAGGAAAATAGCACTACGTACGATAACAATGTGGTTGTCGTAGCGTCTAGTCTTCTCATCACCGAAACTACCCAACGCATACTTCCATATCCTCCATAGTTTAGTCATTCTTCTTCAATAATATACGAGAGATTACATATACTCCCATTGCTGACCAGTATCCTAGCACAGGTAGACCAAAAAGTGTTGGAATACATAAATTCCATACTAACATAAGGACTAGAGGTGATATGAATAGGTTAGCAGTTGCTGTTACTATTTGCTTACCAAGCTCCTGATTCTTTTCATCCTCAGTCATCTCCTCTACAGGTTTGTTTGCCTTACGAGGGTCAAAGTATACGGTCATCCTGTAATGTCCTCCAACGTAAACAATGATACAAATTCTAGATCATTCTCAACCCATGTAGAATGACACTCCATCCTATCAACGATAGCGACTACTCTATTCACAACGTAACCTGCATCACGTAGCACCTTGACTGCTGAGATAGCACTGCTACCTGTTGTTGTGACATCCTCTAGGACTGTTACAACTGATCCTTTTGGAGGTTTTGGACCTTCAATGCGATCCTTTGTACCATATCCTTTAACATTCTTCCTTATGATGAGTGCATCAAGAGGTTTGTGATTGTTATAGTATGCCTTCTGTGCAATACCACAGACTAATGGGTCAGCACCCAATGTTAGACCAGCAACTGCTACTGCATTATCCTCTACCTTCTCTATTAATAGATGTGATAGGAGTGCATTACCCTCACATGATAGAGTCACAGGTTTACAATTAACATAATGCTCTGACTTTACACCAGATGATAATGTATATTCTCCACGTTTGTATGCTCTCTCTTTGAGTAACATGAGCAACGTATCTTTATGTTTTACATCCTCATGAGGTACAGCAAACTGTGAATCAAGTTTCATTTCTTCCTCTTTTTAGGTTTGATTGGCATTAAAGGATTATCATATGTACTTGGTTGTCTAGTACCACTAGTCCATGACATTTTTTGCATTACATCACCGAATAGATCATAGTATGTGTCAAACACACCCACTGCTTCACCCATTACTAGATCAAACCAAGTATCGTCACCCTTCTTTAACTCTAGCAGATATGCATTGCTTGGCAACGTCTTATCGTCTGCTGCATCAGGAGTGACACCAGTAGCAATAATATTACACCCTCTTCCAGCGTTGTTAATCTCAACGATCTGCTCGTCAGTTAGTTTCATCTACCTCTACCACCCCATTCTATAGAAGGGAATGCTTCTTGCACTGCTGCTTTAGTGATACGAAATCTCTTATGCAGTGTCTTGTTAATTGCTTTGACCACTACTTCTGCTTCAGTCTCATGAAGTCCTTCTAGTAATTGGATAAACATGCTCTCTATTTTCATGTTTGGTAGTGTGTCATCACCACCCTTAAAGAATCTATAGAGTTTCTTAGACTCTCTTTCCAATAGAGTGTGCTCTGTGCCTATCGGTGCCTCATTCTTACGGTAAGGTACGTCCTCACCCAGAGGGACACGAGGTGTCAGAGACTCATCGAAATTCATAATGAAGATCGATCTTAGTGCAGGAGTATTATTATCCTGTAGGATCTTGATCTTCTGTGCTTTCGTCTTGGCATTGTGAGCCTTCTGAAGCACTTCAGCTATCATTAATTTCATAACTTAATCGTCGTCATCATACATTGTATCATCTTCGTTGTGAATACGCAAGTAGATCAACTCAGATGGATCAATAGGTCCATCTTCGGTCTGCATCTCAGGATGCATAACGATTTGAGCATACTCTGCATTGTCTCTCCACGTGTCGAAAACATCCTTTATGTTCCATGATACCACAAAACCTAAAAGAAAACTACCTATAGTTAGAAAGAAAGCAATGTAAATAAAACTTATATCCGTCATGGAAGCCTCCTAACTATGTCATTTTTATTTAGCACTCTTCTTTGGTCTGCCTGGTCTACGTGACTCATAATAATCTTTGGCATCATTTATAACCGTCTCGAAATATTTTCTGATCTTCCTTGCCTGTGGTTTAGGCACGTTACTGTATGCCTCAGACATATATTTGTCACGTGCAATGTATTGAGATAACTCATCCACTGCTTGATTCAACTCAACCATAGAGGATGAGTCTATTAATTCTTTTGTCTGCTTGCGTGTCCACTTGTTGCCAGTTAGATACGACTTCATATTAAAGAGGAACCTACCATTGAGCATCGCTTCATCGATTGCTCGATCAATAATAGTATAAAGCTCTTCGGAGTTGGGATCCATGTATGTCATAGGTAAGTGTTTTCTCGGAGGTATTTAACAGTTTCAGAGCATCCACCCATTTTGTGTCCAGCAATGATAACTTGAGGAAAGGTGGCTCGGTCTCCAAATTCTAGTTTGAATTGCTCTCTAGTAAAGTTAACACCTAATTGGTATTCTGCAAAGCCCCATCCCTTACTTTTGTAAACTTCCTTAATCTTTACGCAGAATCCACACCCTTCACGAGTATAGATGGCGGTGTTTCCTGGTTGTTTGGCCATATTATTAATAGTGGAAAGAAAAAAGGGTCTCTTAATGAGACCCTTTATATAGTAAAGCGTTAACTCTCTGTTTTAGAAAGTAAACTTAACGCCTGCTTTAGCACCGTAGTTACGGATGGTATCGCCATCGCTGTCTTCTCCAGCAGTAGCACCAGATAACTCAGCATAAACGCCAGTTGAATCTGATACAGGATAAGAAGCACCGATCTTTGCAGAGATTTCTGTCTCTGTATCGTCAGCAGTTTCGCTGTGTACTAGTGAAGGACCACCTTGTACGTAGTATGCAATTTTACCTTCAGCACCTGCTGTACCTTCATATCCAAGATGGACATCGGTAGTTGCTGCGGAGTACTCTCCATCAGGATAAGATAAGTTGCTCTCAACGTTCACGTAAGGACCAGCAAAAGCGGCTCCAGCGAAGAGGAAAGGTGATGCTGCTACAGCAGCGATTGTTGATTTGATTGACATGATTGTGTTTAAGTGTCTCGCATGGGCATTAAAAAAACCCTGCGGATGATAAGACCCCCGACATGGGATCTGTTTTTCATTCAACACAGGGGTACGATATTTTCGAGTCCTTTGTTAAGAAGTATTTATACTATACTATATTTACATAAGTGTCAACCCCCCCTTGTGACAGTTCCATCACTGGTATAGGTAAGAGGAGTCACCAACATCAATGTATCCCTTAGGTAGGATGTTAAATGCCATTGAGAATCTATCCTCTTTAGAATGATTCACCAATATCTTATGCCTTACCTCGCTAGGGAATAGGATGATGGTACCTCTTTGAGGTGACACCTTAGCGTCACTACAGTTATAGTCATTAAACTCTTCTGGTTGCACGTAGACCCCACTAGGAGGGTCTACAAACTGTATCTGGGATGAATCATCATCATAGTCACCAAAGTATACTACAGCACTGTACCACGAGTTACAGTGAGCATGTTCAGCAGCGTAACCGCCAGGAAATGTCACAGTATACCATGAGGTAGTGATCTGCACGTCACAATAGTATCCCAACTTACATATACATTCCCTTACCTTACGAGTAAAATAATCTAGTAAGGCAGTTTTATTATGCAATACATGTTTATTAGTAGTGATACCACCATCAGTACCTGTCTCTTCTATGTCTAATGTAAATTCATAATCCTTTACATCATCACATAGAATATCACAAACCTCTTCGTTAATTCTCGACGTTGCTAGTGGTTTGGGGAATAGTGGTGTTAGATTCCAAGTCATTCAATGGCACCAACTTAACAAATTGTTCATTCAAATTATAATACAGTTTAAAATGGGTTGTGTTGACCCAGTATCCTTTAATATCTGATCCATCACAGTGGTATCCATACCCTGTTACAGATTCATCTACTCCATCAATACGAAAGGTCTTACTACTGTTGATGTAAGATCCAAACTTTTCCTCCAAGTTAATCATCGGCTTTGCTGTTTTTAGTAAGTCTATCACGAAGCTCAGTCTCCTGTGCTTCTGTTAACGAACTGTTATTTATCAGGGTATCCTCACCTTCTTCACCTCTTGGGTCAATATATTCGGCCATTTTCTCCAAATTCTGCTGCAAATCTTCAGGGGGTGTCCAGCTAGCACCCTTCGGTTTGTAGTCAAGACTCTTCACCTCTGCCAGAGGACTCCTCCAATACTTCTGCATCTTCTTGAGCATCTTCTTCTTACCCTTCGGGTCATCCTTATATTTTTCGATGACTTTCTTAAGTGTCCTTAACTCTTTAGAAGATCTCTCTAGTGATCTTTCTGCTGCGATCTCACCTGCTGTGAAACCATCGAATCCTTGTGCCATAATTTTAAGGTTGATCTGTTACTGATGTAAGAGTTACTTTGAATCTAACTCTGAATTTTGCTTTGTCTGTAGCACTATACCATACTACAGAGTCTTTGTTGTGAGACTCCTGATAGAAGGCTTCCTTAAGACTCCTCCTAACTGTCTCCTCATTCTCCCACCAAGCAAGTTGTTTACCTGCTGGAATAGAGAAACCAGTCTCTTGATCAGGATAGTAAGGTGTCTGTGCTGGATCCTCTGTGGATTTATTACCCCGCATAGGAGGCCATGTTAACACAAACTCTGATCCTTTGGCATATCCTTTACCTTTATTGACAACATCTATGATATTAATCATTGCTTGCCAGTAATGTACCTGCTTAGATGCAGTGGTCTGGTCGAAGATAACTGGATAGAATGAGATACCCACACGGATCTTACATGCATTTGCATAGGATGATCCACCAGTGCCATGATAGTTGTCAAGAGTATAGTCCTGTATAAAGGTGACAGGAGAGAAGTAAGTGTCTCTTTGTGGAGCCTGCTTATTTCCATCCCATATGGTATCAACAGTATCCTGATAGGTACCACCTTGCACACTTCTATTCTTAACACGTGTCTCTATGATGTAGTTACCTGGTGCTAATGTCAGTGGTATTGTCTGACCACCAGCACCATTAGTATAGGTAATTTCAGCATCATATATGACTACGCCATTAGGATCTGTTATCTTTAACCAACCCCAGTTATCAGACTCTATTCTCATAGAGTACGTAGTAGAGACTGGGTTAGGGAAGTTAACAGTAGCGGTATGTGTTTGCCACTCTCCAATGTAAGGATCAATAGCAGTATCCAAAGGCTTAACCTTGTAGATACCATAATCAATCATGTGTTGTGTCCAACCATTACCAGGATTATTTGATGCACCTATCACTACCCAGTCTCCCTTCTCGGTAACTGAAGTTGCGATCTGTGTTGATCCCTCAGTGATTCTCCATGCTATACATGCTGGATTGACATACCATTTGTTGTTAGCGTTATCACCACCTATAACATACCACGGTTTAGAGTTACGTGCAAATGTCATAGGGACTGATTCGGCAAGTATCAATTTTTGTGCTGTTGATATATTGTTACCACTTAGTGTTTCAAGTCTAGTAAAGAGGTATGACTCTAGTAAATGATTATATACTCCTGATACATTTCTATAGTTGTAAGACTCTAGGATAGTAGCAGAGAAATACAGATCCTTATCGTAGAGGTATCCTGTATCAGTATATCCTCCAGGAATATTAGGCATCAAAGGATTATTCCTTGTCCTAGACTGACCTGGTAATTGAGGTTGATCTTGTAGTGATCCGTGCATCCATACTACAGTGTTACCCGCCCAAGTATATGTGTATGGATATCCAGGATCAGGTACATTATCCTCAACCCAACTAGGATAAGGAGCAACACGAATAAATTTCCAATCGTTAGTAGTGCCTGAAGTATGTGTAGGGACAGTAGCAGTACCATCTGATACTATTTCAGCAGTTGACTCGTATATATTAGCACCACCCAATATTCTAGTGCCTATAGTGTAGTTAGTATCAAGCCATGCAGGTGGGTTTGGTATACTGTCACCATATTTAGCACCAGCTTCCCACTCATAATCTTGTCTGTTAGTAGGATTAAATGACATTGCAAATCCTTCTACCTCACCACCATCAACAATCTCAGGGTTGTTTGTTGCGTTACCCATTCCCTGTGCTATAACACCATCATGTGACTGTGTGCCTAGCATTAACTTAAAGTTACCATCAAACTTAGTGGTATTAGTATCATATATGGCACACTCTAATGATATATCACCAATCACAGGACCAGTATCAATACTTACCAACTCAAATGTTAACTTGTCAGGTTCAACAGGTGGAGTAGCAGTAGCATCGCCAGCACTCAATACAATATCTCCATCCCATAAATCCTGGCCAATTAGGGGCCAATACTGCGCCTCAAATTGCTTCTCGAAGACCTCTACATTATTCTTTAAGACCCTGATAGTAAACTTAATACAATTACCAAAGAGACCACCAGTAATACCTCCCATCGATACAAATCTAAAGGTGCCACCCACTGCTGCCTTGATAGTTTGAGTCCTATACAATTCAACAGAGTATCTACCCAATTCCTTATTCTTAACCCTAGTCTCTAGAGTGTAAGTGCCTGAAGATAACTGCCTGAGACCTAGGATCTCACTACCAAAACCATCCTTGTAATCAATCTCCCTGTCTACAAGGACACTACCATTAGGATCCGTGAGTTTAACATATCCATAGTTATCAGTTTCTATTTTTAAGTTGTGATCACCACCAGTACTATTGAATGTTGCAGTATGTGTCTGCCACACTCCTATATTAGGGTCTACCACAGTGTCTGCTGGTACTGATGGGTAGATACCATAGTCGATCATGTGTTGTGACCAAGGATTGCTAGGATTATTTGATGCACCTACCTGTGCCCAACTACCCTTCTCCAATAGTGAATTGGTAACCTGTGTACCTCCACTGTCAGTTAAACGCCACGATAATGTTGCAGGGTTAACATACCAAGTATTATCATTAGTACATTCACCACACTCCCAATCATTCTGGTCACCAGCTACAATATTAGGTACCTTAGTACCACAATCCATCCTTCTTAAAATTATATCCTTAAAGCTGGCCTGTAATATTCTAGTGTCGCATTTTACTTTAGGGTCTATGGTTCTCATGATCTTCTCTGGTGCAGGTCCAGCGTATGCATAACACTGAATGCCTTCATACATGTAACCATCATAACTCCACCCAACCTTATGCCATAACCTTACGTCATTGTAGTCATCGTCACCATCAAGAAGGTCTTCCCACATCTGTGTGTTAGCACCTTGCCATTTAGTATAGTCTTTATTATTTTGAGGGTTCCACTTCCTACCACTGAAGAAGATATAGTTTTGCTGTGCTGTGCTTACACCTGTGCCTCTAAATC